TCCGCCCCGAAGGGGTCAATCACTTCGGGGCTTGGCGAAAAAAATCAAGGAAGGCTTGGTAGAAGGTGCGGGGTTTGAGGGAAACTGTCGTACTGAAGGAATCAGCAAGTTCGGTTTCTTTGCCTTTGCTTTCTTTCTGCTTTTGTTGCTGAACGGGTTGGGCGTTTTTGTCGATGGGTACGTTGTATTCTTCGGAGAAATAATCAAGCGGGAGGTTTGCCACTTCTTGGTGGATTCTCAAGTCCATCTCCAATCGCTCTTTTTTGGTGAGGCTTTCTTCCTCGTCCACGGCTTGAAATTTTGCACCTTCGGGGAAACTGAAGCCTTGAGCTCGGAGGATTGGCACGAACTTTTCGTTGAGGATTTTCTCGACGAAGCGGCGGTCGGCTTGGTGGATGTCTTGTTGCACTTCCATGTGGACTTTTGATTGGCTCAGGGAGCTGCCGTTTTCGGCGGTCATGGTTTGGCCGACGATGCACTTGCTGATTTCGGAGTTAGCAAAATTTGCGAAGCGTTCATAGACATCGTTTCCGGTTTTTCCGCTCTCAGCAATGTATTCAAACTCGCTGCCCATCGGGATGGCTGCCCAAGCGTTTGCCCCCATTTCTGCGAGCGATTTTTTTACGGCGATTTCGTTGCCGGGCATTTGGGGGTCATACTTACCCACCCGCAGGGGCATTCCGAATACTTCGCAGTAGGTTGCCCAGTCGGAGATGTCGCCTCGTTTTAACAGCACGTAGGGAGCGACTTTGTAGAGTTTGCCGAGGTTTTTGGCGTTGCCGACCTCGAAAGTGGTTCGGTTGAAAGGCGGCTTGGTGTAATCAACGCCCTCGTTGGTAATGTAGGGGTCGGTAACCACGATTTGGTGTTCGGGGATGACGTGTTCCCGTGGGATGAGCTGAATAACCCCTTTTCGGAGGTCGGTTTCAATCAGCGAGTGGCCGTGAAATTTCGCCTCTATTATGTAGGTAATCAACTCCTCGAAGAAGTGTTTGTTGAGGATTTGTTCTTTGACTTCCTCTACTTCAAGGCCGTCGTGTTGGAATGACCACGACACGTTGGTTATTGCCGTTAGGCGTTTGTCGAGCGTAGAGTCAAGGTGCGTATCGAGGATGATGTCTTCGTAGAGATCAACCAACGGTTTTCGGGTTGGGTTGTAGAGGCTTTCGGCTACTTCCTTCGCCGTTCGCCAATTTTGGAGGGTTTTGCGTTGGTTGTCTTTTTGGACAATCGTGATTGGAAAGGTTGTCCGTGGTTTAACCTGCGAAACTTGCTTTTTTTTAGCCATTTGAAAAGGGGCGTTTTAAGCCGTTTTAATGATTGGTTTGTAGTATTGTGCCACTTTTGGGAGAAAGTGGCTAAAACCCCGTTTAAAAAATTATTTAAACGGTATTATAATCTATTATCTCGTTTGACATCCGAGCCGCTGAGGATTTGCCCGGCAATCGGCACGGCGGTGTTATCTTCGGGGGCGGGGTCAACGCCCGGCAAGACGGCCCGCCCGGCGATGCAATCGTCGAGGAATTTCATGGCATCATCAAACGCTTTGATTCGTTTCAGCGGGATGGTTTCGGGGAGGTCGTAGAGGTAATAGATGGCGATATCTTTGGCGAACTTGACCAGCAGGGGGTGGCGTTGGGCATCCCGTTTCTGAAATTCGGCGGTGATGTCGTACTTGACGGCGAGCTTGCTCTCAATCATGCCGAGGGCTTCGTTGATGTGCAGCTCGACGAGGTCGGTTTGGTTTCGGCCAATAGCCCGTTGGATTTCGGGGTAGAGGCTGCTGTTGAGTTCGGTTGCTTGGATGAACATGGGTTTTAGAATTGATTACGTTTTTGGTAAGTGCCGCCCACGGGTACGTGGCTGGTTCGGTGCATTTCTTTGAGTTTGAAGTAAGCCCCCTCGAAGGCATCGGGGCCGTCGTCGTGGTCGTTGGGGAATCCGGTAAGCTGTGATTTGAACACTTCATAGTCGAGTGATCCCCGCAGCTCTTCGTTGATTACTACCAGCCCCCGCTCAAATAATGGGCTGAGGTTTTCGATACGTCCGAGCTTGTTTGGTTTTTGGCGTTTGTCTTCGTTGATGGGCATCAAATAACCCCGCTCGATAGATTCGATGAGGTAATCCTGAATCATCTGATCCTGCATGAAATTGGCTTCGATATAGCTTTTGACGATGCGGGGGTGCTTGCTTTCGGCGGCGGCGTGCATATCGTAGTGAGCGGCGGCCATGCTGCCACGGCTTGCTTGGCGAATCCAGCAGTCCAGCATATAGACCTTATTGCCGATTCTGCCGAGAGCAACAATTGCCTTGAAGTCGTTTTTCTTAGAGTCCTTGAACGAAGGATCACAGTAGATGGTGACGGCCTCGAAGTATTTATAATCGGGCATTGGTGCGTACACGAGCCACTCGTTCTTGAAAATCTTGCCTTCCTTGATTTGGCGGTGGAAGAACTCCCGTTGGGCCATGCGGTAGCCCATTATTTTCATTCGGCGGAGTAGGTGCGAACGGTCGTAGCGTTCTTTCCAAGCCGGAACGCCCCGTTCGGATTGGTCTTCTTCGTGGGTAATCGGGTTTTCGAGGGCATATACTTTGATGTGCGTAATGCCTTCTTTCTTCGGGTCGGATTCCTCCACATCGCCGACGGTGTGAGCTAGGATGGAGTTTTTGGCAATCCGGTTGCCGACCATAACCACACGGGAGCGGATAAGTGACAACGCACCGATTAACGCTCCTTTCATCCAGTCGAGCGATTTTTCTACGAGGGCTTCGTTGCGAACCTCTTCGTCGTCGTCGAGGTCGTCAATAATCAGGAAGTTCGGGCGTTTCTCGCCTTCCCGGATACCCCGGGGCGATTGCCTTTTCCCGACGGCCCAAAAGCCAACGCCGTCACGGGTTACGAACTCGCCCTCTGTCCAGGAGCCGAGGCTGTATTGTTGCCCGTAGTCGTTGATATACCGTTGGTTGGATTCGAGTTCCCCTTGGATGTCGGACAATAACCCCTTTGCTTTTTCGCCGGAGCTGGAGGAAAGAATTAGCCCTTCCAGTTGCCCAATGGCTTTCAAGTAGAGCGGAAGGAATATGTCGGCGAATACGGACTTGGCGTGTTCACGCGGCCACTCCAGCACGGCAAAAATATCTTGGTCATTGATGATTTGGTGGGCGGCTTGGTTATGAAACCAACCGAACTCTGCACCCTTTTTTTCGGGATCAAAGTAATCCGGGAAGTAATATTTACAGAACGCATCAAAATCCGCTTTGAGCGATTCAATGCGTGCCTCTTTCTCACGCGGGGTTTCGTGCGTAGGAACGGGAGTTGCCCGTTGGATGTTGCGTTTGAGTTCGTCGTAGCGTTCGAGGGCTTGTTTCTGTGTCATGGCTTCCTGGTGTGGTTAGGTGTCGTAATCGTGCTTGAGTTTATAGATGAACTCGTCGGCGTATTTGAGGATACCCTTGGCTACTTTGGGGTCTTGGGTGTTGATGTAGTCGGTGAATTTGGTTATCAGTTTGACTGATTGCACAAAGCCGATTTCTTTTTCCTTAACTCCAGCAAATAGTTTTGATAGGGCATCAATTTCGCCTTTGTCGATTGGCGTTGGCGTTCCTTCCTCCATTGCCTGCGTTACTTTCTTTTCGATGCACCAGAGTTGGTAGTCTATGAGCTTGAGTACCCGGTTTTGGATAGATTCTTTGGAGTTCATGCGTTCGGCACGTTCTTCCGCCCAGTTGCCTTTTTTTGCCCAGCGACTAATGGTTTGCTCGGCCACTTCTATGAGGTCAGCAATTCTTTTTTGGGTAAATTCCTGAAAATATAGTTCTTTAGCAGCTTCTTCTCTTGATAATGCCATGCAGTACTTAATTAGGTGTTTTTGGGTTTGTTTCTGATTCAAAAGTAAGCACCTAAAAACACGTATTTCCTCCTCCCGATTACAATAACCCCGTAAAGGCGTTTTGTTGTAAAAGCCTGCGTTGTGGCATCCATTTTCACCGCCCATCTTTGTAAGGCAATCACGAAAAACTGATTTATCCTGACATGAAAACCTTTATTCTTTCGGACGGCTCGCTGAATACCAAACGGTTGATTATCCCGACGACGGCGATTGACACGCAGGCGTTTGAGGAGAACCCCGTGATGCTGTATATGCACGACAGAAAGCACGTTATTGGGCGTTGGGAGAAGCTGCGTATCGAAGCCGAAAAGCTGCTGGCTGACCCCGTTTTTGATACCGAGGATGCCTTTGCCAAAGGCATTGCGAACAAAGTTACCAAGGGTTTTTTGAAGGCCGCCAGCATTGGCATACGGAACGTGCAGGGCTACGAAGTTAAACTCGAAGACGGCACCACGGCGATACAGGTAACCTACTGCGAGCTGTGCGAAGTAAGCATAGTAAGTGTACCCGCCAACCGCTCGGCTCTTACGCTCTACGATAAGGACAACAACCCCGTTCGGGATGAATCAGCCATTGAACTCGCCGACTTTCCGGCAATCAAACCATTAACTAATTCCAAGACAGAAATGGACATTAAGAAAATTGCCAAACAATTTGGCTTGCCGGAAACGGCGACGGAGGAACAAGTTAACGTAGCGTTAGCTGATGCCGCCCAGGCGATTCATGATTTGGTGGCACTCCAAGCCGCAACCAAAAACGCCCAAAAGGCCAAGGCCGTGACGCTCTGCGACGCCGCCGTTGCGGAAGGTCGGCTGGAGGAAGAATCAAAAGCTACCTTCTTACAACTTGCCGACACGAACTTTGAGTTGTTCGAGAAAACGCTGGTCTCAATTCCCAAAACCGTTACGCTTGCTGACATTGTGAAGAAAGGGGCGAAAACGCCTTCTGCAAACGAAGGTAGAAAAGACTGGAAATTCAGCGACTGGCAGGAAAAAGACTCCAAAGGCTTGCAAGATATGCAACTGAACGATGAGGCCGCATTCACGGCTTTGTACGAAGCTGAATTTGGCAAGTAACAGTACCTGACCTAATTATCACTTTTTAAACGAGATATAAAAATGGCTTTATTGAGAACGATGTGGATGGCCCGCATCATGGAAAACCTCTTCGCACCGAATGAGTTTTTGAACGAATCGCTGAACTGGGATGAGTACGCCAACGCAGGTATCAAAACCGTGGTTATTCCGCAAGCCGGAACACCTACCGGATACGAGCGTAACCGGACGGTTTTCCCTGCACCAATCACGGAACGTCCTGATGGAGACATCAGCTACGATATGGTTGACTATACCAGTAACCCGCAGCGGGTACGAGATTTGGAGCAACTGCAAATGTCTTACAACAAAATGCAGAGTGTTATATTTAATATGCTGATGAATATTCAAGATGGCGTGGCTCTTGATATATTGTACGCTTGGAGAGCGGAAATCGCCGCAAGGATTTTGCAAACGAGCGGAGCGGCGAAACCGACCTCGCTTGCCGGGGCAACGGGTAACCGCAAGCTGCTGACATACAATGACCTCGTTGACTTGCACACCGCCATGGATAACGACAAGATTCCGGCCGCCGGGCGTAGAATTTTGTTGCCGTCCACGATGTACAACGGGATGTTTCTTGATGCGGATATCAAAGAAAATTTCAACTCCAAACTGGCTGACCTGAACAAGGGAATCTTGGGCGAGGTGTTGGGCTTTACCATCGTGAAACGTGCCGAAGTGCTGCGTTACACCGATGCTGGCGTAGCGAAGCTACCAACCGCCGCGACGGTGGCAACTGATGCGAAAGCGGGGCTGGCTTACCACCCGGCTTTTGTTGGGAAATCAAAAACAGTAGTTAACGTGCTGGCGGATGCCGAGCCGCGGCCTGAACATTTTGGACGCATCATGTCTTGCGAATTGCAAGCGGGTGGAAGCAAAGCGTACAGCGACGGTAGAGGTGCTTACGCCATCGTGGAAGCCGCCGCTTAATTAGTTTTCATATAATGGTTAGTTTGGTTGAATAGTAGAACAGCCCCCGTTGTTGTACCCAGCGGGTGGCTTTTTCTGAAAGCCAACG